TCCAGAGGCTACTGTTATTTGAGTATAGGCTCCAGAAGAGCCGGGAGTTCCGCTTGTGGTTACACCAGTTGTGTATTGAGACCCACCACTATGAGTACCACCAGAAGTTGTAGAGAACCTTAAAGGATGCCCTGAATTACTACTGTCAGATTGATCAAATCTAAATGTGCTACCTTCTGTTAAACTAACCGTGTCTTGCCTAACTCCGTTGATGTAATACTTATTAGCTCCTAAGTAAGACTGAACTGTAACAGTGTATGTTGCTGCTATCGTTACGCCCCCTGTGCCAGAAGCCGTAACAGTTCCAACAGAACCTGTGCCAGAAACACCTGTGATTGTTGCGCTAGTCGGCGTAATAACACTACCACCAAGAGTAACAGTGCCAATTTCACCTTGCATTGCAGGAATTAAAGGTTGGAATAATAGCGTTATTACATCAAATGTAGGAAAAGAGACTGTAACACTAACTATATTATTGGTATCTGGACGAGGATCTCTTAAAGCTTCGGCATCTATTGCTCGTCTAACAGGCTGTATTTGAGGGTGTTTTTCTTCATACTCGTCTTTGCCTACGAGCGATCCATTCCATTCTTTACGCATATCACGCAGTCTGTATCTAAAGCCAGATCTGTCAGAAATACCATAAGCATCTTTTCCAACAGCGTATTTGCCCATTATGCTATCCTGTAAAACTGAAGATTAGGACTCACGCTAAATGAAGCTCTATCACGATCTTCTGCTTGAGCCTTATCAAACTCCTCATCATATATTGTTTTTAACAATTGTATTCTATCTGGAGCTTTCTTAATAGATAGGTAGTAAGCAAGACCAGCCGCTAAACATGGATAAAAACGAAAAGGCACCTCTACTGTATTAGTAAATGTATCAGCATCATCAATCCTTGTTAAACAGTCATAAACAAGTACATCTGTGCTGTTTTCAGGAGTAGGCCATATTTTTATTGCGGGTGTTATTTGTCGATCAACAAAGAATTGGGATGGCCTAGATTGTGTCGTTTTAGAATTTATTGATAAATAAGTATCTCTACTTATTCTGCTCATAGACAAATCAGATCCACTACGCCTCACTACCATTGACAAAACGTCTATAACGTCGGCATCAAGGTTATAACTTGATGTTCCTGATGTTAGTGCCTGTGTTCTTTGCGCGATAGTCCATTGATTAAGACCACGGTTAGCCCAATCCGCAAACAATAAGTTTAAAGAGCGTTTTGCGCTCTTTAAATCATAACCAGTTTTAACCTCCAAGCCGCAACGCTCAAAAGCCTCCTCAATGTAATCACTTACATCTAACTCAAAATCAGTTGATCCTGATACAGCCATTACTTCTTGACCTTACCGCCGCGCATCATTTTTTTAACTTTGCCGCCACGCATCATGCCCATAGCCATAGCCTTGCGAGGAGAAACTTGTTTAGCAGCGCCACCACCCATCATCTTTTTAGGAGCAACTTTTCCACCACCACGCATACGTCTAGCTTTTTTAGCGGCACCGCCACCCATCATCTTTTTAGGAACTGTTGCACCACCACCACGCATACGTCTAGCTTGTTTTTTCGCACCCGGCATTTTCATGTCTCCTGTATCTACGGTTTAAGATTAGATTAACATAATCCTCTGCATTATAATTTTCATAGTATCCCATTTTTTCTAGCTTTTGACTAGCATCATCTAATTCTGACAATCTTTGTATAAATACCATTGTAAAATTTGTTTGAAAAGCAAGCAACCAAACATCCATTTTATTGTAAGAAAACCACTCATTCATTGCTATACAAGCGGCTTCAACTTCTTTGTATGTTTGTGATGGCTCCTCTTCAAAACAAATTATAACAGAGTGTTTTTCGTCAAAATTTTTGCATCTACCTGATATAGTTTTCCACAAATCCTCTCTATCAAGACACTCAATAACCAACAGCTTTTTGTCTATAAATGCTTTTTTTGCATAAGGACAAGGAGCAAAACCCAAATTAGGGTCTACCACACTTAAATCTGTCATTATCCAATTTTCAATAATGTCTTTTATTTCTTCTTTCTCTTTAATGACTTCACCCTTCTTGGCTTACCTGCTGGTTGTCCAAGCCTCTTTTTTTGCGATACCCTGCTACGCTTTTCAGCGGCTGTCATTTCTTTGGTGGTTTTCGGGGTCTTAGAAGAGATACGCTTGGAGGGGCGGCAATATGGAGTACCCCGTTTTTCACCTTTGCGACGCCCACACGGTTTCCCCGTGGAAACATCCTTCCAGTCTTCCTTAAACCATCTTTTGAGTGCCAACCCACTTTTGGTTTTCCTCACCGCCATCTACTACCTTGCCCCTTTTGCAATAGAAATCATCATTATAAAAAACAAACCTGCTGAAACTATAATCACTCCTATAACTAAAAGCGCAGTTTTTACACTTTCCTCTGTCTCTCGCGCTTTTCTCATTTGCTCTCTCTTGGCTATAGCGGCTTGTTCTCTAGCCTCCTGAATACGTCTTGCCCGTTCTTCCGTAATGGATTTCCAAGTTCCGGGACCAAAGCGCAAGTCCACCATAGTAGCCACTTCTCTCATTTGTTCTTGAGCTAGTTTAGCATCTATAATCTCTCTGGCAACATTGCCTACTCCAAACTGATCTCCTACTCCTACGCCAGACCTTTTGTTACGTTTTTGCTGAACCTGTTTTTCGCCTTCAAAAAGATTATCAATATATCCAGCAATATCAGATACATCATTAGCAGTTCCAATAGCACTTTTGATGCCATCGACTGCACTTTTAAATAACGCGAATCCTGCTAGAGCAGTCGAAATTGGTTCCATTTACATCTCTATGAATATTTAGTTGCTTTTCTTTTGTTACTCATGACAACACCGCACCCTCTAGCAACTTTTGGATTGCTAGAAGGCCGTTTTGCCCTTGTAACTGCCCCTCCATTATTCATTGTGACTACACCACCAAGAGCTTTTTTCTTGGCTTTTTTCTTCTTGCCGCCAGTGCCATAATTAGCAGCGCCGACTTTTCGACATTTTGCAATAGCTCCTGAAGCATAAGCACTTGGAAAAACTCTATAACGTGCTTTTACTTTTCTATAACAAGCGTCTTTTGGCACTTTAGAACTCCTTTTTGAAGGTGGGTTTGAAATTTGTTTTGGGATTGAACTGCGCGAGATTGCCATCATATGTTCTCCCTGTAAAATCTTCCCACATGGGTCTAATCATGTCATGAAGCTGATCTATCTTTTCATTGTTGGCATCAATCTTTGCTGCCATGACAGCTACGTTTTTATCAACTGTAATAAGAGTTGAGGAAATCCATGTAAGACCAGTCACACATGCACCTATAAAAGCAACAAAGATTGTTCCTGCTATAAAATTAGCACTTAACATTTCCATCTTCTCCTTGCCTGACGCAAACGTGAATTTGGATTCTTTGCCGCTTTTGGAAACTTTTTCATCTGTCCAGCAGATCTAGCGCAAAAAGACTTACGCCGTTTAGCAGCCTTACTACCTTTTTTAACTTTACCAGTAACAGCAGTTTTAAGCTTACTACCGGGGTTGTCTCTTCTATATTTGGCTACACCAGCCTTTGTCATTCCCGCCCCACTTTTTGTGGAGCGGAAATACTTTTTTGTCTTAGGAGGTTGTTTGTCCCTCGCACGAGCCATTTTAATAGCTCTTTCGCACTTGTATGATGATGGTGTATGTATCAGCAGAGCTATGGCCTACAGTCGTGAACATAATGTCACCTGTAACACCAGAGCTTGCTGGATTTGTTAAACCACCAAAACTGGTGTAATCGTGATGACCACTCTGATTTTCACCTAACTCAATGCAAAAATCATCTGTTGAAGCATCAAAAAGTATTTTGACCTTCATGCCATTACACTGCCACCAAATTTTTTCTATGGTAGCTCTGGCGCAAGCTTGACCTACAGCATTGTTAGATAAAGCAGATACATCTACCTTTTTAACAGCGCTTTCTCCAGAACCATCAGAAATATTGGTGAATTTTAATACAGCAGTTTTTTCACCGTCAACAAGCGTCTGTGATGTTACAGCATCCGCCATGTTAATCTCCCTCTAGTAAACAGAGTATTCTATTTCAAGGGTAGCACGAAAAGCTGTTAAAGCTGTATCGCAAGCGTCACCTGCACACATGTACAAATTATTACTTGCAATCGCTGCACTAATATTTGGCTCAAACACATGAAATGTGCCAGCAGTGGCATCAAGATCAATGTCAATCTCAGTTACAGAGTCCGTGGCTGAAATTCGTGGGTTAAACGAAGCAACACCAGCACCTACAATTTCTGTACCAGAAGATATGGCTGTATTTGTAGCCGTGCCAGAGGTAGCACTCAACTGTAAGTTTGCGATAGAATTAGCGTCACTAGCAGCGGCTGTTGTGATTCCAAGCACGACTTTGTGAATGAAAAACTTACTAGCTGTTACCAGAGCATCTGGATGATCTGTATTCAACGCACCTAGCTCTACAAGAACATCATCATCTGCATAAGTAGTTCCTGCTGCGTTTGTATCAGCCAAACTTACTGCAAATGTTTGAATCTTACGGGTTCCTAAAGAAATAAGCTGACCTGTTGCATTTACAGAGTAGCCTGTTTGAGTGATTGCACCAGTGGTGCCATTTTTGTTTGTTACTTGAAATCCGCCCTCAGAACGGACTGGTCCTTGGAAAGTGGTTATAGCCATGTTTATCTCCTGTCGTGGCTAGTGTCAGATCCACCTTGGATCTGTCAGGGATAAAGAAACTATACAATAAAAAAGAAAGGGCGGCAACTGCCGCCCTCTCCAAACAAGTACAATTGTGCGTTATGCGCCCGGTGAACCGAACACTGCGCGAGGATCACTGAATCCAAAGCTGTAACGCTCACGAGCCTTAAACCGCATGTTGCCAGTATCGAAGTCAGCTTCCATACCAGTTGCCATTGGTGTGCGCTCAAAGTGCTTAAAGCCGTTAGGTGCATCCGTTTTGATAAAGAAAGCATCTGTATCAGTCAGGAAGTGGTTAACGACATAACCCTCTGGGAGCATGCCCATGTTGCGTACTGCGTTCACATCGTTATCGGCTGTGCCGGGACGAAGTGTAGACTCAAGCAGACGATCAGCAATGAACTGAAGCTGTGGTGGAACAATTAGCTTCATACCGCGAAGTGCGATAATCATGTTCCGCTCATCAACGAATGTTGAGATGTCAATTAAGGCATTCTCAAGTGAGGTTTCGTTGAGGTCAGCAGCAGTTGAAGGCTCATTACGAAGAGTGCCACCGCCAGATAGTGGGTGGTCAGTAGCACAAAGCTCCTTACCGTCACCACCTGTAAAGCTACTATTGAACGCATTGTTCAATGTTGCAGCAGCTTTAACTTGCTTTGTGTGAGCCATTGAACGAGCAAGAGCCTTTGTATAACGAGCGCCAAGGCGATCATACAAATTATCTTCCATCGCTTCTTCCGTTAACGCAAATGCAAGAGCGATTGTCTCATGCGTATAACGTGCTGTGTATGCTTCAGAGGCAGAATCAAAAACGACCCCAGATCCCTCTGATTTGGTGTTTGCGTTGCCAAAACCAGTAATCATTACCTCTTCTTCAAACGCTCTGTCTGAAGCTTCAGTGTCATAGATTTCAGCATGTTCAGCTTCATAACGCTCATATTCCATTCCGAATAAAGCGTTGAGGCCGGGTTCTAGCTCTTTCGCTAGTTGTGCGCGAGAAATAGCCATTTTTCAGCCTCCCTATGCTAATCCAGCGCCTTTAACGCCGAATATATGGTTTTGAATGACACAATAGACATTTGTTGCATCAGAAGACACATCGCTGTTCTCTGGATCTTCAGAGATGTCTATCACCTTGAGCGACAAAGTTGTACCTGTGCCACCGTCAGACACATTCAACTCTGCACCAGAAATGCCAGTTGTTGTGCTTCCAGCGGAAGTGTAAACAATGTCAAAGTTGCCAAACAAGTCAGCAACAGGAAATGCAGCATTACACTGAATTTCAAAGATAACCATAGGGTCATCAATGACAAAAGCAATAATGTCAGAAGCATTAGTGCTTGCAGGATAAAAGTTTGAAAACTTTTGTTCCTTTGTTGTTGGATCAGTGTACATACATCCATTAAACACACCAACGATAGGAACAGTCCCACCATCAGCGTGTACTTCAATACCACCACCTGTTACTTGAGCAACCATGTCACCTTGGAAAATGGCTGTTCCGTAATTAGCGGCGATACGATAACGGCTTTGCCCACCAGTGTAGGGTGTTCCACCTACTCTTTTGACGGGGCGCATGCCGAAAGCGGCATCATTATTCGCCATGATCTAGTCTCCTTGACTAATTATTCCCCTCCCTTTGGTCCACCAAAGGATACGGAAGAGGAGCGTTGAGCTTTTTGCTTTGGCATGTTTGGATTGTTTTCACGCATCCAATCACGATCCACAGCTTCCATTTGATTCTGCGTCACGTTTTGATAATGAGCAGTTCTTTGTTCCACGATCTCTTCAGGGATTCTTGCTAAAACCAAGCCCCCAACGCCAATCACGCCAGCGTTTTTTCCCTCATCTATAACAGGAGCATCAAATTCAGGATAATCTTCGGCTCTTACAAGCTCCCATCCCTCTCTGCGCTTCTTATGGATGTTATTCTTGTCATCGTAGCCCATTACGGACTCACGGATCCAACGGTGTTTAAAACCAATTGGGGCTTCTGGGGCTTCTAAAGTTGAAGGCGGCTTCCAATCTGCAACTCTCGCTGTTTTTTCACGGGTTTGCGAATCCCGGCTTGCACGATCAGTCATGTCGCTTTCCTCTCTAATTTAGCAACTTCTTGAGCCATTCTCTCAAGTGGCACTCCCATTCTTTTAGCAGATCTTACCTGCGCTGGTGTTAATTCCACCGTCTTTTTCCGCCCAGCTTTACTTGATGACCGTCCATTAGACGCAGGGGCAACGGCTTGAGCGCTTTGCCTTTGCTCCTGAAACTTGTGAGGAAATTCTTTACGCATGCGGCGATCAATTTCCTGATAATACTCATCTGTATTAGGATCAAAACCCTCTCTAGCAACAATTTGTTCATGTATAGCTTGTGCGCCACGAGTCATAATAAGATCGTTTTCCTCGCCAAACCAAGGGTTCTTGCCTATCCAAGATTTTAATTTTGGATCAAGCTCTTGTTGTTGGCGCGGTTGAGCAACTTGTTGAGGTGCCTGTTGTTGAACAGGAGCCTGTGCTTGTCTCTGTTGACGATTTTTTTGAATACGAAGACGTTCTTTTTCAATAGCTAAACCAGAAATAACTTCCTGCGCTTGAGCCATCTTTTCCATATCACCGTTATCATATGCCTCTTGAAGCATTCTTTTTGCCGCAACAGCTTGGCTTTCAACTCGACCATCATATTCAGCTATATACCCTTGATCTAACTGAGCTATGCGCTGCTTCATTTCTTCGTTTTGCTGTTGCAAGGACTGAGCGTAAGTGTAAGCAGCTTCTGCCTCTTCAATAGCTTCTTTACGCTTTGCAGTTAATTGATTAATTCGTTTTTGAACTTTTTCGCTGTAGTTCTCTAGCTCTGAATCATCTTCATTTTGTACAATTGTACTGGTTTTTTCTTCAGGCTCATCTGCTGATACCACAACTTCTTGTGAAACAGGAACTTGCGGTTGCTCGTCCTCTATTTCAAAAGAGACATTCTCTTGTTCAGTTTCATTTTCCATTAATTCATTAGCACTCATTACAGGCTCCTATTTGCACTATACATAAGAAATATCAGCGGGGTCAAGTATTGTGGCTATAACATTATCGTCATTTATGAGCCTAACCTCTAAACCGTCCACTTTAAATCTATTTCCAGCATATCTTCCCATTAATACCCATGATTTCTCATCACACCATGCTCCTGTTGGGAATTTATTGGCATCACAATAAGCATCTGGGCCAACTTTCACGACATAAGCAGCAACTGTTGCATGATTCTCACGCTCACGAACAGTTTCAGGGATAATAATACCCCCAGCGGTCTTCTGTTTCATGTAATAGGGAATAACAAGAAGCCTATAACCTACAGGATTAGGCAACCTATCAATGACAGAAGGCTCCATGTTAGATGGGTCTTCTGTATTTTGTTTGTTTTCTTCTGGAGACTCAAAACCCTTTGATATTGCCTTTGGTACTTCTGAAACTGGGGGTTTTGTTTTTTGTTTATTCGCGTACCTGTCTGGCACGAATAGTTTTTTAGCCATCTTCTAGCTCTATGCCTTTCATCGCGGTCTTTATATGTTCCTCACATTGAGTCAAGCCGCGTATTTGACCCACCATGAACCGATAGTCGGAGTGATCCTCTATCGCACCATCCGCAAGACGCTGTGTATAATCAGCTTTATCTTGACGTATGTTTTTTAACAAATGCTCCGCAAGTATGATTGCGTCCATTATTTCTTACCAAAAAACTTTGTTGCCGCTCGTGTTCCAAAGCTTGCGCTTACGATAATTCCAAGCGTATATCTGTAATACTCCGGCATGGCGTTCAACGCTGTAAACCCATCCGTTACTATCTGTCTACCCCATTCTCCGCAGAATGCCAAGATCAATGGAACAGAAAACAAAATTGTTAACCACTCGTCTTTCCAACTATTTGCAGATGCGTCAGCCATTTTAAGATCCCAGTCGATCTCTCCTGTGGCCTTCTTCTCCATAATAACAGCTTCGGCCTTGGCTTTTGCTACTTTTGCACCAGCTTCGGCCTTTGTCTTTTCAACCTTACCTTCTAGCCATGTGCCAGCTAGAGAGGATATGGGACCAATCAGTGCCTGTATCATTCTATTATCCTCACAATGTAATTTGAGCCGTCTTCGTTCTTCTCGATTACAACAGTTTTGTTCTCGCAAGCGTATCTAACCGCCGTTGATTTCTTATATAAATTTCTTTCTATTTTCCGCTTGGTCTTGAGGCATTTAGATATTTTTTCAAATGCCGTATGCTCTGCAACATCACCGCCCATATAGAGTATCAATGTGATTGTTTCAGTTACCACGCTGCCCGTTCCTTATTTTTTCAACTTGTGTCTCAATATTAGTTAACCGCTTTTCATAAAAATCCAAAGTTAATTTTTGTTGCTGATCATGTGGGGCGCGGCCCTCGTCTATCTGTTCCTGTAGTTTTTCAAGCTGCTCTGACAGATGTGTAATCAGCATAAACTGTTCGCTATCGGCTGGCAGAGAACCCATTTCGCCTCTAGGCCATTTAATGCGAAACTCTGTATTCATCCCCAGATCTGTTTCCATCAATATTATCTTATTCTCAATGGTATTAAGACGCTCAATGACACCAAAATACGCCCAAGTACCAACGGTTGCAGCTATAAGCAATGCAATCAGATTGCGGATAGGCATGGCTAATTCAGTGTTTTCACTTAACTTAGTAGCCATTACTTATCCTAAATAATATCCACCAATAAACCCAAAAAGCCATAAAACTGGCAATAAATAAAACATTATTCCACGCCCATAATTTTACTTAACCCAAAAACTTCCATTAACATGAAAGTAAAAAATAAAAGCAACACGCCACCAGCTATTAACTTACCGCTAAAGTTGGTAGATCCAATTTTAATTGCTACAAATTCATTACCTAATATCCGCAATACAAGTTCAAAGCTATTCTCGCCTACAGATACAGAAACTGGTTTTTTCTTTTCTTCACTCACAAGTTGATTTCCCCGCGCAATCTTTTGGAAAACAGTGCATAGCCATTTTATAATGTTCATTATCATAGGCCGCTGACCATCGTTCATCTTCCAACATCCAGTGACATTGTTTTCGACTCATAGGCTGCTGAAGTGACATTTGCCCAATATAATGATCAATGACTCCATCGTTTCCCCACATTGAAATTACCAAAATGTACTCTCTTAGAGCCATTTAAATAATGCCTCTAATTGTTCTAAGGTCATCTAAATTCTTTTCTTTCTTACCGCCATCATACTCCCAAGCATATCCACGACTAACCATCTCTTTATTTATGTTTTGTTCTTTACAAAACAGCCAACCTAAAATACGTCCGTATTTACCTTCCTTTTCTGTTTTGATAATTAAACTATCGCAGTCATCTAACCGTCTTATTAAAAATTCTTTAGCTTCAAGACCAAGTTCTTTTTCTTCATCATCTTTTGTTCTTGTTTCAGGAGTATCAATACCAGCTAATCTAACACGTTCTTTTTTCGTAAGATCAAAACCAAGATCAATTAAAATATCAACGGTATCACCATCAACCACTCTTACTACTTCTTTGATTTTGTACTCATACATCAATATAACTCCGTGTTTTCGTTCACTTTAACAGGCTTACAGTAGGCTGTAACCTTATGCTCTGAAGGAACTCCGCTATAATGTTGATAGTTTCCGTACCTTTTGGTCACTTGTGATGCAAAGAAATTACAATCAATAACGGACCTGAAGTACATATCTTGGCTCTGGATTTTCCCTCCTAACACCACAACCAATAGAAATGCGTGCATCATTTTTTAGCCATATAAGCCTGTGCGCCAAAATAAAACCCCACAATAGATGCCTGACTTAAAAACAACATATCACTTAAACTTGCTAAAAACTGCAATCTGCTTTCTGGTATCATTGGAACCAACGGCAACAAAGCAAAGCTAACCATGCTGACCACAGCTACCCAAGCCATGCGCTTTTGTGCGTCTGCTTTTTCTTCACGAAGCTCTAGCTCAAGCATGTCCTTTGCGTGAGCGATCTCATCATCAGTCACAGTGCCGTCATTATCTAGGTCAAACTGTGCAAACCTAGAATTTTCTGAAAGCTTCTTAACCATTAA